AGTCCTTTTTTAATACAAAAAAATCACGTTACTCAACGGTAAAAGAGGAGGATTTCACACAATGAGCGATTTCAAAATAATTGAGACACAGGAAGATTTTGACAAAGCAATTCAGTCAAGGCTCAAACAAAAGGACAGAGAGCTTGCTGATAAATACAAGGATTATTTATCTCCTGATGATGTGACGGCGCTGAAAGCCGACTATGATAAGCAGCTTGAGGATGCAAATAAGCTTGTTGAGGAAGCAAATAAAAAACTCTCGACTTTTGATGAAACTGTCTCAAATCTCACGCAGAGAGCAGAAACTGCTGAGAACAAGCTCTTGAAGAACAAAGTGGCATATGAGAATAAGCTTCCAATTGAGCTCTCAGATAGACTCATAGGCAGTACGGAAGAGGAGCTTAAGGCTGATGCTGAAAAGTTATCCGGCATATTAAAGCCGCAAGGACATGGAGCTCCGCCACTCTACACAGGAACACAGGCGGCCAAGTCTGGCAATTCATATGATGCTGGAATGGCTGAGGTATTAGCAAGCATCAATGCGCAATTTGCAAATCAATAAAGGAGGATATTATGGGCGATATTTTAACAAGAGGCAATCTTTTGCCACCAGTAGTCACAAACGAACTTTTTTCAAAAGTAAAAGGAAAATCATCTCTTGCAGTTCTCTCTGGAGCTGAGCCTATCCCTTTTAATGGCGAGACAGTTTTCACTTTCTCACTTGATAAAGAGGTTGACCTTGTAGGCGAGAACGCAGCCAAGTCAAACGGCGGCGGAACTGTTGCATCAATCCAGATGATTCCTGTTAAGGTTGAGTATGGAATGAGAGTCTCAGATGAATTCAGATATGGAGCTGATGAAATCAGACTTCAGTATCTGACTGCATTTGCTGACGGATTCGCAAAGAAAGTTGCAAGAGGAATCGATATCATGGCCTTCCATGGACTTAATCCAAGAACAGGCCTTACTGCTTCTGTTCTTAGCAATAAAAACTTCGATGATCTTGTAACTAATACAGTAGTATTCAACAGCTCAACTCCTGATGCCAACATCACAGATGCAATCGCTCTTATTGAAGCGGCTGAGTATGATGTGACAGGACTTGCAATGGCTCCGGCAATGAAGAACGCTCTTGCTCAGCTCAAGAAAGGTTCGACATCTAATGAACCCATGTTCCCTGAGCTTGGATGGGGCGCAGCTGTCGGAAATATCAATGGACTTCCTGTTGATACTAACAGCACAGTTTCCTTCGCATCAGGCGCAGACAGAGCTATTGTCGGAAATTTCGCTGATATGTTTAAATGGGGCTTCTCAAAGCAGATTCCTCTTGAGGTCATTGAATTTGGTAATCCTGACAACTCAGATCTTGGAGATCTTAAGGGACATAACCAGATCTATCTCAGAGGAGAAGCATATGTCGGATGGGGAATTATTGATCCCGCTGCATTTGCTATCGTAAAGACAAACGCATCTGCTTGATAAGTAAGGAGGGCGCTTTGATATACAGAAATGTAAAGACTGGCGCTGAGATTATCGTTAATTCAAAAATCATCTCACCGAACTTTGTTCTTGTTGAAGATGAGAAAAAGGCAAAGGAGGCTCCAAAAAAGGAGCCTCCAAAACAGGAGCCGATAAAAGAGGAGATTCCTGTTGAACAGCCAAAAAGACAGACTCAGCGCAGAAGAAGGGAAAGATATGAATAAGCCATTTGCAACAGTTGAAGATATCCAGAGATTATATAGGCCGCTCTCGGCAGCAGAACAAGAAAGAGCTGATGCACTTCTCCCGCTTGTTTCAGATGAGATCAGAGTGCTCGGAAGAAATTACGGAAAAGACATTGATGCCCGGATCAAGATTGATTCAGCTTATGAGAGCGTTGTGAAAATCGTGACTTGTGATGTTACCTTCAGGATCCTTAGACAGAATACTGAAGGAGATGCAATGAGTCAGGAATCACAGTCTGCTCTTGGATATTCGTGGTCAGGAACCTTTGCTGTTGCCGGCGGCGGTATAGCAAATTCGATACTCAACAATGATCTTAAGAAGCTTGGATTATTGAAGCAGAAGATGGGAAGTGAATTCATATGGCAAGGATATCAGGAATCAGTGTAATTCTATATGATGAAGTCCAGATCGGAGAGGATAATTTTGGCGATCCTATATTTGAGGAGGTTCCTGTTGAGGTTGAGAATGTTCTTGTCGGTGAGCCGACATCTGATGATATAGTCTCATCAACTCAGCTTTTTGGGAAAACGATTCAATATATGCTAGGAATCCCAAAAGGAGACACACACGATTGGACAAATAAAAAAGTCTCATGGACTGATTCCTATGGTGTTACTCACACAGTCCAGACTTTTGGATTCCCCATCACAGGGATTGAAGCAAACATCCCGCATCAGCTTCCTTGGCACATGAAAGTCAGGTGTGAGAAATATGGCTAAAGTGAAATTTCAATTAAATAGAAGCGGAGTCAGAGAGCTTCTTAAATCTTCTGAGATGCAAAGCATATGTCTTAATTATGCGAACAGCGCTCTTGGAAGACTCGGCCCCGGATATGAAGTCAGTTCTCACTCAGGACGTAACAGAGTCAATGCTGAGGTCAGAGCTGAGACTTTTGCAGCAAGAAGAGACAATCTCAAGAATAATTCAATTCTTAAGGCGGTTAAAGGATGATCATTGAAGAGTATGTAAGAAATTTTTTAAATGAAAGAATGAGCGCTCCTGTTCTTTTACAGATTCCGAAGAAGGATATTCCTTCAAGCTTTTATCTGATTGAGAAGACAGGAGGCTCAATGACAAATCACATCAAGAGATCCACTCTTACGATCCAGAGCTATGGTGAGAGTTTATATGATGCTTCAGTTCTCAATGAAAAGCTTAAATTCGCAATGGAATATCATGCAATTGAGCTCTCAGAGATTGTGAGCATCGAGCTTGATGGTGATTACAATTTTACTGATACTACATCAAAAAAATATAGATATCAGGCTGTTTTTGACATAGTTCATTATTAAGGAGGTCAAAATGAGCAATGCAAGCAATGTAAGTGCTGGAAAGCCTAAGATTACTGGAGCAATTAATGTGGCTCCTAAGGGAACACCTCTTCCCACATCACCAACTGAAGAGCTTGATTCTGCTTTTAAAAATCTTGGTTATTGTTCAGATGCTGGGCTGACAAACAGCACGAATCTTGAGACTAACAACATCAAGGCATGGGGCGGAGATACAGTTCTTGTCATCCAGAGCTCAAAGGAAGATACATTCAACTTTGTGCTATTAGAGATCAAAAATGTCGATGTTCTTAAGTTTGTTTACGGAATGGCTAACGTTTCCGGAGATCTTGAGACCGGAATCGTTATTACTGCGAACAATAAGGATGTCGATCAGGTCTCAATCGTAATCGATATGATTCTGTCAGGTAATACGTTAAAGAGGATTGTTATTCCGACAGCATCGCTGTCGGAGATCGGAGATCTCACATATAGCGATGAGGATGCTGTTGGCTATGATACGACAGTTAATTGTATTCCTGATTCTGAAGGCAACACTCACTATGAGTACATGATCGCAGCCGCAGCACCATCGGCTTAAAATGGAGGTTTAAATGGAAATACATACAATGAGCGGATTCGTATGTAATGTTAATGAGAAAAAAGCAAAAGATTGGCGCTTTATTAAAGCAATGGCGGACTGGGATTCCGGAGATGAGTCAAGAGCTCTTAAGGGTGTCACGGCTGCGCTTCCTCTTTTGCTTGGAAAAGAAGGAGAACAAAAGCTCTTGGAGCATGTGTCCGATGAAGATGGGATTGCAGACATAGAGCTTATGATGTCAGAGTTTAAAGAAATCGTTGTTCTTATGGGTGAAGAAACAAAAAAATCTCAGACCTCTCAAGCCTGATGGCACTTGATGAGGATGCACTTATCTGCGATTTTGCTGAATACTATCATATTTATAATATCTATGAATTTCCGCCGGAGTATATCGCAACTTTAGCGAAAGGCCTTCGGGATAATTCAAGAATAAAGCTTAAATTGTATGGGCTAAGAGTGGACATTGAAATGCTGCTCTTAGCTCATATTGTTGATAATACGGCCATCAATATTTATGCGAAAACAAAGGATGCTAAAAAAGGCATAAACAAGCCGCCTTCTTTTGTTGAGCTGTTATCAAAAAAGAAAGAAACAAAGGAAAAAGCAAGGGAATTTAATTCCGGAGCTGATTTTGATAAAGAATGGAGGCGCTTAAATGGCAACGGAATTAGGTAAAGCTTTTGTTCAAATAGTCCCATCAGCCAAAGGAATTAGCGGCGCAATTTCAAAAGAGCTCGGAGGTGAAGCCGGAAGCGCCGGACAATCTGCCGGACTTAAAATTATAGGAGCGATCAAGGGAGCAATTGCCGCCGCCGGAATCGGCACAGCATTAAAATCAGCTCTTGAAGCCGGAGGAAATCTTCAGCAGTCTTTTGGTGGTCTTGATACTCTCTATGAGGATGCAGCTGGGGCTGCAAAGAAATATGCTGTTGAAGCCGCTGCTGCTGGAATATCAGCCAACAGTTATGCGGAGCAAGCAGTCTCTTTCGGTGCAGCTCTTAAGAGTGCTTTTGGTGGAGATACCGCAAAGGCAGCAGAAGCAGCCAACACAGCCATCATGGACATGGCCGATAATGCCGCTAAGATGGGAACACCTATTGAGAACATTCAGACAGCTTATCAGGGTTTTGCAAAAGGCCAGTATCAGCTTCTTGATAATCTTAAGCTCGGATATGGAGGCACAAAAACTGAGATGCAAAGGCTCCTTGCTGATGCATCAAAGCTTTCCGGAGTTGAATATAATATTGATAACCTTGGAGACGTATACGATGCTATTCATGTGATTCAGCAAGATTTAGGACTTACCGGAGTTGCGGCTCAGGAAGCATCAACTACTTTCACAGGATCCTTTGGAGCTATGAAAGCGGCAGCAGAGAACCTGATGGCAAATCTTGCGCTTGGACAGGATTTAGGACCATCTCTTGAAACGCTCGGACAGACTGTCCAAACATTTGCATTTAATAATCTTTTTCCAATGATCACGAATATTCTTTCGCAGATTCCGAATCTTGTGGGTGGAGCGGTTGATATGATTGCAAGTTCAGCTCCTGCCTTTTTTGATTCAGCGATTAAGATGGCAACAAGTCTCGGAGAGGGATTATTAACTTTTGACTGGATGGGAGCCGCTATTCAGTTAATTGATGCTCTAAGTGGTTCGATAGATTCTGCAACAGGCTCAATCTTTGCCGGAGATACGACTGTTATTGATACTTTTTTGAGCAATCTTACAAATGGATTTCCGCAACTTTTAAGTAAGGGAGTTGAGCTCTTACTTAAGATAGTGGAAGGACTTTTAAAGAGTTTGCCTTCTATCGTGACAACTGCTGGAACAATTGTCACTAAGATGACAACAACGATTTTAAGTCTCCTTCCTTCGGTTCTTTCTTCTGGTACAAAATTAGTTTTAAGCCTAGTTGATGGAATTATAAGGAATTTGCCTTCAATAATTCAGTCTGTTGTCAAAATAGTCACGACTTTTGTGGCAACCATAGGCCAGAATCTTCCGACTATACTCGCTCAAGGAATCACCATTGTCGGAAAGCTGGTGTCTGGACTTATTCAGGCAATTCCGCAGATTATAGCTGCAATTCCTCAGCTGATAAGCGCAATTGTGAATGGATTTGGCAATTATGATTGGCCTTCAATTGGAAAGAACTTGATCAAGGGAATCGCTGAAGGATTAAAAAATGCAGCGGGTATGATTGCAGATGCGGCAAGGGATGCCGCAAAGAAAGCATTTGATGCCGCATGTGATTTCCTTAAAATTGATTCACCTTCTAAGAAGGGTGTATATATCGGTAACATGTACGATGCCGGAATTGCTGAAGGTATCGTGAAAAATAAGTCGCTTGTAAATGATGCAATCTCTGAGCTCAATAAAGATTCTTTCTCAGGGATTAATGCTTCAGCAAAGTATGATTTTAGCGCTCCTTCTGAAGATACTGATAAGCTGGATGAGCTTTTGACTCTCCTTAGGGCTTATCTTCCTGAGATTGCGGAAAAAGAAGGAGTTAATATCAACCAGCTTTTTAATGGAATAAATAGACAGTTAGGATGGGGAGTACAATGAGGACCTTCAGATTATATGATAATGATGGAAATCGGTACAATTTAACATCGAAAGATTATCTCTTTTTCTATGCGGTTGATGGGCTTGGCTTCAAGCAAAATGCGGAATTTCAGAGAATAGTTGACAGATATGCTCTTCTTGATAGCCATATTGCTCAAGGAAAAGTCTCCGGAACGATTAAGTTCTGGCAACCTCAGGCAGAACTTCAGTATTTTAATTTTGCTCAATTTTGCCAGAATCAGCCCATAATCATGGATTACAACAATAATTATGGAACCTATTCAAGAAAAGGAATCATCACGGAGATCAAGCGTGGTGATGGTGATGGAAATGAGCTTCAGATTGAGATTGAGTTCACAGCACTGACTCCTTGGTATAAAGAAGTTGTCGAATACAATCCGGGAACTGAATCAGGCGGAAAAGTCTATAACTATTCTTATGATTATCAGTATTTAAAAGGCGGAAAAAATACCATCACGATAGAATCTGATTCTTATCAGAGCTCTCCTGTTAAGCTTGTTATTATCGGGCCGGCAATTAATCCGGCTTGGAGGCACTATCTTAATGATGAGCTTGTAACAACCGGAAAAGTAAATGGAATTATTGGCCCTGATAACAGACTTATTATTGATACAACAACAATTCCATATAAGATTATACAAATTGATGCGCTTGGACAGCTTGTCTCTGATATGTATCAGCAATCAGATTTTTCAACTTATCGATTTGTAAGATTCGGACATGGCCGAAATACAGTCACATTCACGGCTGATGAGAGCAATGTCTTAAATGTCGGAGTGGAGGCCCAGATCGAATATGCAACCATTTAATGTTGAGATATTTGATCCTTATTTCGTTCTTATCCAGCATTACAATTCCGGCTCAATCGGATATGATTTCGATTATCTTTCACCGGGAGAAAATAGCGTATTGATTGCTTTTGATGAGAATGTCAATAAGGGCGATTATATAAGAATATTTAATGATACAGATGAATTTTTTGGTTACATAACAGCCATTCAGGTCAATGAAGCGGTTCAGGGATTTTCAGAAATAAGATTTAAGCCTTTTATCACGCTATTCGATGCACCGATTCTTTTTGATACGACTCTTCAAGGCTCACCTATTAGCTTGGAGCAAGCAATGGCTGATATAATCACAGCTTACTGGATAAGTAACAGCGACTTGGCTGAGAATATATTCGGCCTTCAAGTCGAGATCATCTCAGCGACATTCGGCTGGGGATTCCATATCACATCCGATCAGCAAGGATTGTCAAAAGCAATTATTAATTTCATGAGCTCAATAATTAAGAGAGCGCTCACGAAGTATCAAGTTGGATTATTTGCAGAGCCTGATTTTCAAGCAAAAACAATCACTGTTAAGGTCGGAGTTATGGATTATTCAACTTTTTACATTGAAGCAGATCTTCCGAATGTAGTTGAAAAGTCGATCGTATTAAATGAGACAACTCAGGATATTAATAAGCTTGTGATATATGATCAGACTGATCTTGTTACTAACATCATTTATTACAAGCATCCAGATGGATCTTATGATACTAGCAACACGAATAGAATTATTCCGGTAATTTACGGAATGACAAGCGTTGCGGCTGTTGAAGGTGGAACTTTTGCAAGCGCTGCAAAAGAAGCTGCTGATAAGCAATTTGATACTGATTCAATCAATAACCTTATTGAGCTTACAGTCCAGAATGATGATGAGCTTGTTTCACCGAAAAAGATTGCAATCGGTCAGATGGTCAATATTATCACGAATGGAACATCTTACGGCTCGATTCTCACAGGAATCGAGAGGGGTTCAACAACAAAGCTTATATTCGGCAATATAAGGCTTGATCTCACAAAGATTTTAAAAGGAGGAGGCATTTAATGGGTATCAATTTAGTCACCTTTTACAATTCAACAGTAACACCTCAGGATGATGCTCTTGTTTATGAGAACGCACTCCCCGGAAGCGGTATGATCTACGGCGGCAATGTTACGATCAAAAATGCAAATACATTGCATGTGACAGCCGGACATGGAGCTTTGTGCGGAAGAAAATTCACGATTGAGGAGACGGATGTTCCTGTTCAGCTTACTTCTTCAGGAACTTTAAACGGCCGCTTATATATTCATATGGATCTCTCAAATGTTGATGAGCCTATTACTTTGGAAGTTGAGAGAGCTTCAACTTTGACTCCGCCTGTTCAGCAGTCAAATGTCAACATTACGGATGGAATTTATGAGATAGATCTTGCGACTTTTCAGATAAGCACATCAACAATATCAAATCTTGTTTACGTGGCTCCATTTATTCATTATGAATTTTTAAAGGAGGTGATAATTGCTCCGGTAGAAAAGACAAACGTTGCAAGCCAGAATTATGTTGTCGGAAGGCATCTGATGCTTAATAACATTCTTTATAAAGTAACAGCAGCCATCACAGCCGGACAAACAATTGCTGTTGGAACAAATGTTGCGATAAGTGATGATGTTGAGAAGCAGATCGAGACGAATCTAAGCAGTATCAATGCGAATCTAAACAGTATTAACACAATTAACGGTAATAAATTGAATCAGACTGTCATTGCGACAAGACAGGCAAATCTCACGGCTTCAAAGGCTTATGTTGTTGGCGAACAATTTATTTATAACAACACTTTATATGTTGTTACGGCGGCTATTTCAAAAAATGCTGCAATAACTATTGGAGGAAATTGCAAGGCTGCGGATAATATTACTACGCAAATTAGCAA